AATATTCTTTTCAAATCCAGGTGCTGGAATCACTCAGATTTTTATACCAACACAATCAATTTATATTCCAAATCATAATCTGAACACTAGTGACATATTAACTTATCACAATAACGGAGGAAGTTCTATTGTAGTTTCTACGGATGGAATCAGTGGGTTTGCTCTATCAGAATTTTCTACTGTTTATGTTGGAAAAATATCAAATGATCTTATTGGAATATCAACATATAAAGTTGGTTTGGGATCTACTGGAACTTTTGTTGGTATTGCGAGCACAACTTCGAGCACTGGTATTCTTTATTTTACTGGAATTGGAACAGAAGTTTATCATAGTTTTAGAACTGTAAAACAAAATGTTGTCACCGCTGAAGCAAGTAAAAATATAGTCACTGTTGCCACCGCAACAACTCACGGATTAAGTTTGAATGATATTGTTAAGGTTCACGTAAATTCTGGAATTACCACATCTGTTGTGGTAAAATATGATGACTATAACAGAAGAATTGTATTTAATCCAAAATCATTTGTTTCGGCAGACGTAGATATTGTAAATAATACAATAACAATTGCTGATCATGGATTTGTTAATGGAGATAAAGTAATATACACCTCAGCAGCACCTTCTGCTGGTCTTACAGATGAAAAAATTTACTATGTATTCCGTCATACAAAAGACAAAGTTAAGTTATGCGCTAACAAATATCAAACCTTACAATTTAATCCAGAAGTAATTGATATATCCTCATCTTCTTCTGGAACTTTATCTCAAATTAATCCTCTAATCAAAGCATATAGAAATAATACACTTAGATTTGACTTATCCGATTCATCTTTATCTAATTTAAGTGGATCTACACTATATTCTGCCTTTAATTTAGATCTATATTCAGATTCTGAATTTAAAAATTCTTTTGATTCTTCAGAAACAGCTGGTTCTTTTGAAGTATCAAAGATAGGACAGATAGGAATAACAACAGGTGCTGCTCTATTTTTAAAAGTAACTGATTCTTTACCAGAAAAACTATATTATAAATTCTCTCCAATCAATTCTCAATTCGTATCCCAGATTAAAAAAGAAATCTACATTGACACTGAGGTTGAAAATTCAAATCAAATTGAAATTTCAAATAGTTTATATAATGGATCATTTAATGTCACTGGAATTGGTACAACTTCAACATTTACATATAATTTACGATCTACTCCAGAAAAATTACAATACAGTTCTGATGAATCTAAAATTGTTTATACAACTAATTCTGCTTCGGCAAATGGCGGAATATCAAGTATTTCTATAACATATACTGGAAACGAATATCAGAATGTAGTATCAGTATCCACCATAACCTCAGCAAATGGATCAGGATCAATACTTGAACCATCTAGCAAGTCAATAGGTAAAATTGTATCTAATCAAATTAATGATATTGGATTTGACTTCCCAACTGATAAAACTTTAAGACCTATATGCAATTTGCCAGAGATATTATTGATGGAATCACTGTCATCATTCAATGAGATTGGCGTTACATCTGCTGGTAAAAATTATACAATATCACCTAAATTGATCGTTATTGATGGATATACCAAAAAAGTTGTTGATGATGTTGATCTATCTTATACCATTGGAGAAACAAAAGTAAAGATCTTAAAAAATACTTTTGGAATTTATGACACAACACCAAAAATTATTCCAACAAATAACCAAAATGGAATAGGTATTAATAATATTTCATACAATAATACTACAAAGGAAGTTAGTGTAGGTTTAAACACTGGATTTAGCGATTCATTCCCATTCTCTGTGGGTGATAAAGTTCTTATCGAGAATATCAGTGTTGGCATTGCTACAACTGGCATTGGATATAATTCCGCAGATTATGGTTATTCTTTATTCACATTGACCAAGGTTCCTGCAGGCACTAGTGCTCTTGGTGGAAGTGTTGGTGTTGTTACCTATAGTCTTGATGGATTTTTAAGAGAGGGGACAATACCAGGGAACTATGACTCTTTAAGATCATCTGGAAGAATAATCGCGGAAAAAGATTTTCCTATTTTTGATATTAAACTCAAGAAAAATAATTTTATTCTTGGCGAAACAGTTTCTTTTGAAGAAAAAACAGGTCAAGTTGAAAGTTGGAATAATGAAATTGAACTTCTAAAAGTTTCAACTACAAGAGATTTTAAAGTTGGAGAAGTTTTAGTTGGACAGACCTCAAGAACCAGAGGTGCAATCAAGTCAAAAATTGATTTTAATGCTGAGATTGAAATTGGATCAAACTCTATTGTTAAAAAAGGATGGAATAGAGAAACTGGATTCTTAAATTATAATTCTGAAAGAATTTCTGATAATAATTATTATCAAAATTTTTCATATTCATTAAAATCAAAAGTGCCCTTTGAAACTTGGGAAGATTCTGTAAGTTCTCTTAATCATACTGCAGGATTCTTAAAATTCAGTGATTTAATTATTGAATCAAACGATATTAGTTTCAAAGGTGTTAGTTCAGATTACAGAGGTGGAAATATTGATATTGTTGTTGATATCTATGGAGAATCAGATACGAATTGCTATTCAGATTTTGATTTAGTTACAGAGAATTCTCTAAATTCTGGTGGCACTAGTATCTCTGATGAAATTTATTTTTCATCAAGAGTTTTAACTGATTATTTTGAATCATTTGGGAATAGAGTGTTAATAATTGATGATATTAGTACCCAATTTAATAGCAATCCAAGACCGTCAAAATATTCTGTTATCGACATATTTGATATAAGTCATAGAAGCAAAAAGTATTTTACTTATATCAGGGATAAGAGATACACTGGAGAGGCGCAGTTTCTAATAGTTTCTCTACTTCAAGATGGAGTAAACTCATTCCTAAACCAATATGGTAGAGTAGAAAGTCAACTTGATCTTGGAAGTTTTGATTTTAATATTTCTGGTTCTCAAGGACAACTCCTTTTCTATCCAACAAAGTATTCTGTTAATGATTATAATTTAAGTTTTGCTAGTTTTGACATCAACAACTCAGTAACTGGAATTGGATCAACTAATTTAGGTGATATTATTAATATTAAATCATCACAATCAACTGTGTCTTTGGGAACCACTACAAGTATAGTTTCTTTTGGATCTACATATCGAACTTCTAAAGTTTTATTGGAGATAAGAAGCACCACTGGACAATATGAAGTTGATGAATTAAATATCATTCATGATGGAACAAATGTAGATGTTTTAGAATATGGCCAATTATCAAATCACTCATTAACTTCATATTCAAGTTCTGGATTGGGTACGTATAATGCTTACATTTCTGGAGGAAATGTAAAAATTGACTTTATTCCAAATGTTGGAATTGCCGCTACCATAAATGCAGTTACAGTTTCCATAGCGAGCACTTTATCTACGGGAATTGGCACACAATATCTTGGATATGACTCAGAAAATATTGCTTTTATAAATTCTTCTTACACATCCATCGCATCATCAACGTCACCAACTGAAAATATAATTGCCAGTTACAGTAATTCAACTCCCAACGATCACAAATGTGCTTATTATATCATAAGCGTTGAAGATATAACTAACAATCGTTATGAAATGTCAGAAGTAATCGTATTGAATGACAGTTCATCAGCATATATAACTGAATATGGAAATATTGCAACACACTCTGGATTAGGAACAGTTGGTGCTGCCGTTTCTTCCACTCACACAAATCTTTATTATACACCTGTCCCCAATATTAATGCACAAGTTCGTGTTTTTCAAACAAGCATTCAATTAGTAGATATTGAAAGTATTGCCTCTACATTGATTGATTTAAATAATGCTACTATTGAAGCTGGATATGGATTTTATCAAGGTACAGAGGTTGATGTAAGAAGAGCATTTGAATTAAATCACAAACAAAGACCTATATTCCTTAAAACCTTTAATGGAGAAAGTTCAAGTGTTGTAAATTTAACTGAAGATACAATAATAATTCCTGAACATTTCTTTGTAACTGGAGAAGAAGTTGTTTATTCATATAGTGCAAGTGCAAGTCCAATAGGAATTGCTACTACTACTTTTGCGGGTATAGGTACAACAAGTATTTTACCATCTTCAATTTATATTGTTAAAATCAATGAGCAAAAGGTAAAATTAGCAAGATCAGCAGAGGACGCACTTAAAACAAATCCAAATGTTTTAGATTTAACCAGCGTTGGTATTGGGACTTATCATACATTTACATCTAAAAAACAAAATTCCAAGTGTATTATTGCGATTGACAATTTTATTCAATCACCAATCGTTTCTACATCAGTTACAACAGGACTTACAACTCATATAGGTCTTACTGATAATGTAATTAAATTTACGGGCATTACTTCATTCTCTGGTGGTGATCTTATTCGAATTAATAATGAGATTATGAAAATTAATACAGTAGGGTTGGGAAGCACTAATCATATTCTTGTTGACCGCACTTGGATGGGAACAGGTTTGTCAACACATTCAGAGCACTCTGTAGTAACAAAAGTTCAAGGCGATTATAATATTATTGACAGCACAATTAATTTTATAACTGCACCTCAAGGTCCCGTACCGATAGGAAGTTCTACAAATCCTCCAGATGAAAGAGATTGGACAGGTATAACCACTTTTTCAAAATTTCAAGGAAGATCTTTCTTAAGATCTGGTGTAGAAAATAGTATCTCTGATTCATATAATACCAACTATGTTTTTGATGATATCTCTGAAAGTTTCAATGCAACGAGTAAAACATTTACTCTGAAAGTTGACAAACAAAATGTAGCAGGGTTTTCCACAAATAACGCTGTGGTTCTTATAAATGGAATTTTCCAGGGTCCAACTGGACAACTCCCAATAGCACAAGATTATTCTTTAAATGAAGGATCTTCTGGTATTAGTAGTATTACATTTGCAGGATCTGCAACTTCTGTTACTTATGATCCCAATAATGCAAGTATACCGATTGGGGGTGTAATTGTTTCTGTTGGTTCCACAGAGGGATTTGGTTATCAACCTCTTGTTTCTGCAGGGGGAACTGCGATAGTCTCAGTTGCTGGTACAATATCATCCATTAGTATTGGTAATAGTGGTTCTGGATATAGAGTTGGAATTCAAACAATAGTAAGAGTCGGTGTCACAACTGCAGCAACTGATGTTCCGAGTATACAATTTATCGGCACAGCTGCAGTAAGTGGCGGGCGTATTGTAAGTGTTGCGGTCACAAATCCTGGAACCGGATATACATCCACAAATCCACCATTAGTTATCTTTGACAGTCCTCTGACTTACTCAGATATACCTCTAATCTATAGTTCTTCGTCACCCACTGGATTTGGAACTAGAGCGACGATTGATATTGTTGTTGGTCAAGGGTCTAGTGTAATTGATTTTGAAATTAAAAACTTTGGTTATAATTATGGACAACAACAAATACTAACTATCGCTACTGGAGGTTCAACGGGAATACCCACTGATATAACAAAATCATTTAAAGAATTTCAAATTACAATCGATAAAACAATCTCAGATAAATTTGCCGGATGGCATTTAGGTCAATTTGAAGTTTTAGATAAAATTGAAAATCAATTTGATGGTGTCAGAAAATCATTTAATATTTCAGTAAACTCTTCTCCAGTCACCATAAGAGCAGCAAAGGGTTCGAATATAGATGTTCAAGCAACTTTACTGGTGTTTTTAAATGATGTTCTGCAGGTTCCAGGCGAAGCATATACCTTTATTGGTGGAAGTGTAATTACTTTTGCAGAACCACCTAGAGCAACATCACCAGATGGGTCTGTTATTGGCGATAAATGTAAAATCCTTTTCTACAAAGGAAGTGGAGATGTTGATGTAATTTTCCGTGATATTTTAGAAACTGTTAAGACTGGAGATACTTTAACAATAAAAGATCAAGAAAAAAGATTAGTCACTGATGTTATTTCTTCAAGCACAGTCGAAACAAATCCATATAATGGTGGAGGTATTGATTCAAATCCAGCAAACGAGAGAGTCGTTGAATGGTGTAAACAAACCACGGATAAAATCATTAACGGTCAAATTGTAAGCAAAAGTAGAGTTCTTAATCAAGCACTTATTAACCCTACAACAAATATAATTCAATCGGTTGGCACCGCACATACCATAGCATATGTTGAAAGCGTTAAAACTTTCTTTAATTCTGTAAAAGAAAATCAAACTACAATAAACAGACAAAGAATTATCTTAGTATCTCAAGACAATATGGTTGGAGCGGCTGCTAGTGCTGTTGTATCTGCAGCTGGGACAATATCGTCTATTATTATTAGTAATGGCGGAGTTGGATATTCAACTTCCCCAACGGTTACTATTGGAAATCCAATTGGATTTGGAACTACAATGAGAGCCAGTGCGTCTTCTACTATTTCAATTGGAGGCACTGTTTCTACAATATCTATAATTAATTCAGGACTTGGATACACATCAACAAATCCACCGCAAGTTCTTATTGAAATTCCAGAAATAATTTATGAAATTAATACATCACAATCATATTATGGTGATTTTGGTTCGGTTGTTGGATTTGGAACAACAACTGTAGGAGGTGAAAATCAGTTTATATTTGATTTTTACATCCCATCAAATTCTTTCTTAAGAGATACCTCAATTGTTTCCGCTGCTGTCACTGTTAGTTCTATTGATTCTGGAGATTACTTCACTATTTCAAATTCTAATATAGGATCTGCAACTACTTCTATAACTTCATTGAGAGCACTTGACAGCACTACGATTGGGGTCGGAACTCAGTTTATTGATAATGTTTATCAAGTTGATTCTGCATTTACAGTTCTATCTGAAGTTATTGGTATTGGAACAACATATGTGAGAAGAATTTATGCGCCAATATCTTTTTCTGGTGTAGGAACTATGTTATTTTCATCTACTACCACTACATTTGATTCAACAGCATTTACCATGGATTTTGCTGGAGGAGGAGGTGGATCTTATACTGGAATTATCACTACATTCAATTCATTTGGTAATTTTAGTTGGGGTAAAATAGATCTTGGGAGTCGATCAAGTTCTCAAACCTTTAATTTCTATGGATTAAATGGAATTGGTGGAATAACAACTTCTGCTGTAATAAGTAGGGTATCTCCACTAAAGTCAAATAATTACCTCTAGCATAAATACCAATAAACGATAAACAAAATGGCAAGAGTAGCAATAAATACTGGATCAGCAGCTAATGATGGCACAGGTGATACTCTGCGAGCAGCTGGTGGTGTTATTAATGACAACTTTCTTGAGGTTTACACCTATCTAGGGGCGGGGAGCACTACAACCCTATCTGCGCCTGTTTGGAGCACTACATCCGTAGGCATTAACACATTAAGAAATGTTGGTATCGGAACCACAAATCCAAGATTTGCTCTGGAAGTTGGTGCTGTTGGAG